CCCCACGTTTATATCTGTATTTGCCATGATAAAAAAAAGGGGTGCTCAGGAGAAAAGAAACATTAGAAAATTCCTGAGCACCCCCTGGGGATAGAAGTGAATGTTAATTAAACGAAGCGTCGTGGATCAAGAATGCGTAAACCAACGAACAATTTACCAGCGGTTGCACTTGCGATAGCAGCATCAGTTACCTCCAAAAGAATTGCTGTGTCAGAGGCAACAGCTTTAACTGGTAATGCACCACCAAGATAAGTGGTTGTTCCAGCTGATTGTACCATAAGATCACCTGTATTAAACACAGGAACAGTCATGGCATCAACGTCAAGTGCGTCAATAAACTCGTCTGGATCTGCACCAGTTGTTCCAATATCAATTACGAGTGAAGTTGTGCCAGCAAAAGCCTCAACCTCATCTACGTAAACCAACTCTACCGCACCACCAGCAGGGATGGTTGCAATAGTTACTTGTCCGCCATTTCCGACAGCTTGCAAGTCTTCATAATCAGCCACGTAAATGTGAGTAAACTCACCTTTTTCTTGACTACCTAATTTGGATGTTTCTACAGCCATTGTATTAAATCTCCTTTGTTAGTGATTAGGAGTAAAGAACGCCATGTGCCTTTGGAGAATCAACTCCGAGAGCAGCAATAACCTCACAGAAACCTCTGCGACCTCCACCTTGATCCTCAAGCTCAGACTTAGACTCAGCTTTGAGTGTGTATAGGCAGTAGCCTCCAGTATCCAGAAGTAGACCACGATCAGTGGGTACTGTTGCGGAATCACTGGTGCGATCCAAGAAGACGGATGCAGGAACGATGTTTACCATTCCAAAGTCACCATCATACTGACGAACATTAAGAGTGATCTTCTTGCTGTCAGCAGCTTGAGTCACATTGAATGTGGTATCATTGCTTGTAGTGTCAGCACGGGAGAACAGGGAGATCTCATGTCGAGTGTTGGGAGAGGCCACGCACATCAAAGTGCCATTTGGCATTCCGTTCTCGGCATACATATTCTGCATGAGAGTATTGAACTCAGTCTCCGTAAGTCCTGCACCAAAATCAACGTAATTGGTGTACTGCTGTGAAGCAGGAACATCAGATGGATAATTACCTCCAGCAGTGCCATTAAATCCTAGCCAGCGGAAAACACCACGGGTCTTATAAGGAGTGCCTGCACCACCTTGTTGTTGTCGATCCTGTGAAGAACAGACGGCTGCCTCTACGTCACGTTTAATCTCACGGGTGGCGAGTGCTTGAGAACGTGCGAACTCAGATGCGACACCTGCGGTATCAACAAGTTCTTGGATGTCAGAGACTTGGAAGGTTCTACGCCATTTCTGGATATAGTTACCAAGTTTGACACGATTGACAGCTTTATTCTCAAAGCTATCTACGTCCTTGCCTTCATCGACACCACCAAAAGATGGTTCCTGTAGTGCGTCCACTTGCCATTCGGGGAATGTTGCGGTTGCTTTTTTCTTGGGAGCAGCAGAAGTGACTGGTGTCATCTCTGGCTCCGACAGTGTAAGGATGTCGGTAATTTGTTCCCGATTCCCTGCTGCATTTAAAGTTGTTGCTTTAGCCATTGTACTAAGAGTTTTTAAGTTTTAGGTAAGTTGCGTATGCATCGGCACTTCCCGTTGACTCGTATGTTTTATAAGCGGCTGCGATTGCCTTCTGTTTATTCGTAGTAGTTTTGGACTTAGAGACTGCTGCTCCTGCTGGAGCTGGAGGGGCTTTCGGCTTTTTGGTTGTAGCGACCTTACCTTTTCCCTTCGGGGTTTGCGGTTGCTTTGCCTGTAGTGCCTTAATCCCTTCGATGGCAACACCCATTAAGAAACTGGCGTTTGGCATTGTAAGAATTGGAGCGTAGGCAGGATCTGCCATTGCTTGCTCATACAATTGAAACTCAGAAGATTCAGGATCGCTATACCACTCAAACAGTTGACCTGCCTGCTGGTCTGCGATTGCCTTCTCTTCAATCCATTTCCTTCTTTGGGGTATCCCTTTTTTAATGGTGTTTTCAGTGTTACGCTTAATTAGCTTCAATTGCTTCTTATCGTACTGTTCCTGACCGATCTTGATAAACTTGTTACCATCCTCGTCATAGTGAACATTATCACCTTCAAACTCATCCCAATCATCAAGAGTCTCAGATACCCAATCGAGTGTCTGGTTTAAAGTCTCTGCCTCGGTATCCAGTGCCTCAATCGTAGTTGCACTTTCTAAACCAACGGGAGCCTTATCTTGCTTGGGAGTACCCTTCGCCTCTTCTAACTCGTCGGCTAGTGCCTTGTATTTTGCAGTCAACTTATTGACCCGCTTGTACATGGAACCGCCCAGGAGTTTATTCAACTCCTTCTTCTCGTCATCAGAGAGGGATTCTAGATCCAAATTATACTTTGAAAGAACATCAAGCTGTTCGTTAGCCTCTTCCTCGTCATCCGATTCTACAGGTTGTTCGTCAGCGTCCTCAGTTTCCTCTTCAGTTTCTACATCGACATCAGTATTTTCGTCAGTGTCTAATGTTTCTTCTTCAGCGGATGCTGTGGTTTCATCGTCGGACTCACCTTCTTCAGATTGCGGCAAGAACCGCTGTGTTAAATCTGCAAGAGAGAGATTGCCCGAACCTTCGTCCGTTACCTCGTTAGGGGCGGTATCCGTAACCCCGTCTTGTGTATTCATTTATCCAGCGTACTTGTCGCAGTAGCCCTGCTTATTTACTTGCTAGAAAAATAAGTCAAGAGCATTTTTTGACATACTGTGTACATTTTTTGTATACGACTACTTTGCATGCAGACACAAAAAAACCCCGCAGGAGCATATGCCGAACTCCTACGGGGCCACCAAGAATAACTATGTACAAATCACATAATCCTAAAAGCCTATGGCGTGTCAAGTCCTACTTGAAAGTAGTCCTCTGGTGTATCTATTTTCTTTAGTAGATCCCTGTAACACCGCATGATGCCAGTGTTTATTAAATGCTCGCTAGTATTCATCCCGCCTCCATTAGATAGGACAGGATTGGCTACATACTCAGCAGTCTCCTCATTGGAGTCCTTAAGCATTTGCAAGAATACCTGAAAGTGGTGATTGGTTTTGAGGTCGTTAATTGCGACCACTAATTCTTCATTAGTGTATTCCATGAAGCGTAACCTTCACAAAAACAAACTACTGTCAAGCACCTTGTTGCGTAGTGCCGAACTGTGTAGGTTGCGTACCTGTTCGCCCAATCACTGCATTCTGTTGTTGCTGCAATTGGAACTCAAGTTGCTTATAGTGCGTCTCGACTCTTTCCTTAAATGCTTGCTCCTGCCCCATTCGTTGCTGAATGTCAGGTTGCTTCATCCACTCTACCAGAACTTGCATCTTGGTTTGGTGTGCGTCATTAGGTCTAACATTTGGAAGAATACCACTTGAAAGTTCTGCAATCGTATTACGCTCCTCAGCAATAGCCTTCTCCGCTGCCTGCTCAACAGGCTGTAAGATTTGATTAGCTGCACCAGGAAAGAGTTGAGTGATCGCCCACTGAAGCAATTGCTGAGTATCCAGTGTGCCTTGCTTATCCAATGCACCTCCGAGATCTGCTGCTGCCTTGACTCGCTCAATGACCTTCGCTGGATCTAGCGTGAATACATCGAAGCTTACCCAGAAATCATAACGCTCTCCCGCCTTACCCTTCTCGTACTGCTGCACGTTATTCTCACCGATCACACGGAAGTATTCCTGATCTGGGCCAAATTGTTGATACAGGCTAAACACCTGATCCATCACACAAGTATGGTGACGCAACCACTTATTGACTAATCGCTGCCTCTTGGCATCTGCCTCAACAGGATCTGTCTCTGGTCCAGCTCGACCAAGTTGTGCATTGATGCTTGATTTTAAATACTCACGGATCTCCCTTGAGCCACCATCATAACGAGGAGTGTCTGCATACTTATATTGATCTGGTCGCAAGACTGGAACCTTAACACCTGGACCCCATTGAGTAGGAGGCTTGCTAATTGGGTGCATCAATGGCGGCAATGTGGTAATTGATTGACGATCTATGAATGCGTCCGTCTCTGCCTTTAATGCCTGCTGCCTACTGGCAACCTTCTCAGTTGTACTTCTTGAGGAGTATAGTCTCTTGCTGGTACGTTCCAATGGAGTAACTACAAATGGATATTTGCCGTGGCGGTAGTCTAATAGCTGATGCTTGCCATACTTATCTTCTACTCCATAGCAAAAGACAGTACAGTAGAT